ACAGCGGGGGCGAACACAAATATGTGTTTAAGACTTTTGAAGAATTGTTTGAACAGTCACCTGTAGTTAAATTAAGACAAACTACAAATTTAAGTTTTTCTAAAGCAAATCAGCAAGACAGACAAAATTCTATCATGTGGTTTAAACCCTCTAAGAATTTTGATGCTGGTCCTAGAGCCTTAGATAAGACTGAAGAATACGCTATAGATTTAACAAGTCATAAGGTTATTGCTACAAACACTCAAAAGCAGAACAAATTCAAATTTGCTGATAGTCAGGGCGTATACGATCAGTCGCCTTCATATGCTAAGTCTTTGCCTGTTAGATACATACATGATAAGGCAAACAATAAAGATAAGCATACAACTTCTGAGGCAAAAACAAAAAGGTCAGCATTTCTGGCCCACTTGGCACAGAACTCAGCTGAATTAGAAGTTTACTACAACCCTAAAATCACTTTAGGTTCTATGATTGAATTGGATATTCCTAAGAAAGCTAATAGTGATTGGGAAGAAGGCGAGTCGCAATTCAATGGTAAGTGTTTGGTTGTTGCTATAAGAACAAAGTATAGAGTTGCAGCCGAGCCGCCAAATTGCACAATGATATTAAGAGTTGTTAAGGCATCGTTCAAACGTGGCGGTGGAGGTCAAGGATAATGTTTTATATTGCTGAAGTTAGAAATTTTGAAGAAGATCCGACTAGATCTGGACGTGTTAAGGTTAGAATATATAACGAACATAACGATGAACAATCAATTAAAGACGAAGAACTTCCATGGGCTATGGTTGTTCAACCAGTAACATCGGCTGCAACATCAAGAATTGGTGTTTCGCCTTCTGGTCTTAAAGTTGGTTCTAGAGTGTTGGTTACATATTTACCTCATGATACTGCTATGCAATATCCTATTGTTCTTGGGTCATTAGCACGTGGTGATATGCCAGAAGGTCATGATGATAGTAATGGCGGTGTTGGTCAACAAAGTCAAGAAGCCCAAAGAAATTCCGGTGGTAAAATTAGAAAACCTGGTATTGATAATCCTGCATGGACAAGGAAAAGTAATTAATGGCAGAAAAGGCTTTTGAAAATAACAATAAAACGGTCAGTCCTAATCATCAAACATTAGGCGGTCAAAAACCAAAGATTAATGCTGAGGTGAAATATGCAGATTCACCGGCAGTAAAACCAGACGAATCAAAAAGTTTATCAGACGCTAGAGATAAGTTTGCACCTAATGCAGACAAGCCAACTTCTGCAGCTGCTGAAAAAGGTCAAACTGACTTACCGCAATTAATGAAACAAATTGATCCTCAAGGTAAGGCTCAAGTTCTACCGCAAATGTATCCTCAGTTGATGCAGATGACTAATATCCTTGGTATGGGCAGTGGAATGATGGGTGGTATGGGTTCTGGCGGTTCAGGTCAAAACACACCACAAGGTATTCTTGATAGCACCGATCCAGTGCCTGCAGGTATTATAACTGTAATAAATGATTCGTTTACTGGCGCTTTGGCTTTATTATCATTGAAGTATGGGTTCGAAAGAGTAATAGAAGTTTTCACAACCCTTTTGGACAATGGCGGTATTGATGAAGTCGATGACAGATTTCAAGAAATTGTTAAGAATTCTATAGCCAATCTAATTAAAGTTGCATTATATTATGGACCATTGAATATTCCTGTATCGGTATACGATGAAACAATTTATGGCGATATTGTTCCAAGTCCTTTGATTGCAACAAGCGAAGTTCCTGACGGTTATATTAAACAGTATTATCAAATTGCTCTTGACCCATATCCAGGTTATATAGAATGGTTGTCGCCAGACAAAACCGAAAAAGTTTATACCAGAAGAGAACCTGGAACATTTGTGTATACCACGCCAAACGAAGAAACTTATTCTTTGTCTGAAATTGAAATAGCTACTGATCTGAAGCCATATATTTGGGTTCAGAATCCGCAGCCAATATTAACAATAGAAATATTGAATTATATATTAGCTAAACAAGTAGTAAACGTTGAAGATAATATAACAAACAACAATATGGGCAATAACGCTAATCAAAACAACAGTAGTGGCGGGAGCATGGGAGGACAGTTACAGTCTCTTATGCAAATGCTTACTTCTCAGCAATTACCAAAATCTGTATTGAACCAAGGCGATATACAAAAGACATTGAATCAATATACTAAAGATATGACTTTTAATAATCAGTTGTTTGAAATGGGTAATCAAGCCATGGGTGGTGGCGTCGGCGGCGCTCTAGGTTCATTAGGTAATATGGGTGGCATTTCAAATATCATGAGCGGATTTGGTTCTGGTGGTGGAGGTATTGGAGGAGTGCTTGGTAACATGGGTGGTGGTAATCTACTCGGTAGTTTTGGTGGTTTTGGTGGCGGATCCGGCGGCGGTGGTGGTGGAGCTGGTAGTGGTTTCCCAGGAGCTTCTGGCGGCGGATATTATGCTGGTGGCGATGTAACTGAAACAGGCAAGAAAAATATTTCTCAGATGTTAACATTGTTAGGTGTAAGTTAATGGTAGATCATAACAAAAAAGTTCCAAAATCAGCATTAGATGAGAATGACATTGAACCAAAGTATGGTTACGTTCATGGCGAATGGGACGCTCTTGGAGGACATCATCTAACATACCGCAATCCAGATGAACATGAAAAGTCGTATTCAGAATCATTGACCCCAAGCGGTAGTTATCAAATAACGCACCACGATCAAGATAAAAAAGAAATTCATACTTCAGTAAATCCCGGCGAACATAGAGGTTATGTTGGCGGTGGTAAGTCAGTTCAAGTAGATGGTCATTTTGATCACAATGGCGAAAAGACTGGTAGAATGGAACATGGCGATGACTTTGGTCATGTTGCTGGTAAAAACTATTACAGAGGAACTGGTAAAAAAGAATTTAAGATGTCTGGAGATTCCAGATACAACGGTGTTCAGCAAGGTTCAGCGCCAGTTCATTGTAATGTTGATGCAGGAACCAATCGTCATAGAGTAAAGGGTGATAGATTTAACGCCACTGAAGGCGATTATGTATCTATGGGTGAAAAGAAAAAGATCGAAGTGTTCCAGAAAGACGTTTCGTTGTATGCTGGAGCCAATTACGACAACTATGTTAGCGAAAAAGGTAAAATAGAAACAGGTAGCACTATGATGGTGCAGACTGGTTCAACAGCTACCATTAATTCCGCTTCAGATGCTTTTGTTAAGGCAGCAACTGATATTACAATAGATGCTGGATCTAAGGTAACTATAAAGGTTGGTGGTTCTAGTATTGTTATAGAAAGCGGCACCATAACAATTAAATCTGCATCTATTAAGTTTGAGCAAGGTTAAATAGTATATGCAAGCACATAGACAAGATGACCAAAGATCTTGTGGGGCTACTACAGTGGTTAGTGGTCAGAGTTTTGTCACTATTGATAACAAATTATGGGCAGTAGAAAACGATCAAAACACTCATGGGGCAGGTGGGTTAATCGCCAGTAAATCATATATTACAATTGGCGGTAAAAAAATAATAGTTGTGACTGATAGCGCCAATCCAGATAATTTATGTCCAACGGCTGGAGGAGAACATTGTAATCCAAAGGCTTCATCCGGAAGTAGCTTAGTAGACGTAGGATAAAAATGGCATTAACAAGAGCAGACACCTTTACAGGTTCAAAAAAACAAATTGAATACTTTTCAGATTTTATGACAAGTTTTGCAAAAACACCAGTAGGCAATCAGTTAGCAAGAGTTACTAACGAGCATGCTGTTATGCAATCTCTGAAAAATCTTATACGAACTAATCTAGGCGAAAGACTATTTCAGCCTACGGTTGGCTCTGATGTCATGGCAACTTTGTTCGAACTCAATACCGATGAAGCTAGAGATTCTTTGGAATTGTTTATAAACAACACAGTTGAAAACAATGAACCTAGAGTTAATCTTTTACAAACTATTGTAAATACTGATAACATTAATGAAAACCAAATAGAAATAACATTAATTTATAATCTAATAAATAATCCAACAGAGTTAACTCTTAACTTAGTACTAAAAAGAGTCCGATAAATGGCAAATAGTTCACTTAATCTATCGTCTTTAGACTTCGATACTCTTAAGAGTAATTTTAAAGAATTCCTTAAGACACAATCAGCATTCAAAGATTATAATTTTGACGGCTCAAACATCAACGTTCTACTTGATGTTATGTCATATAATTCATTTTTGAATTCATTCTATTTGAATATGGTTGCATCTGAGATGTTTTTGGACTCCGCTCAGAAAATCGATTCTGTTATTTCACACGCCAAAGAATTGAACTATATTCCAAGAAGCGCACATTGCGCTGTTGCTAATATTACATTCACTGTAGAAACCACTGGTCTAACATCAAACAAATTAACTCTACCAAAAGGCACTAGATTTACTGGTTATAATTCCAATGGATCATATACCTTTGTTACCGATCTTTCACAGACATTTGTTTCTTCGAATAACACATATTTGGTTGATAACATCCAAGTAAACGAAGGAACATATTTCTCAGATTCTTTTGTTGTAGATTATGATATAGAAAATCAAAAATTCACATTATCTAATGAAAATGTTGATACATCAAGTTTAACAGTTTATGTTGCTGAAAATGGTTCTAATACAGAATATACTTACGCTTCTACGCTTTTTGGTTTGAACGACATTTCTACAGTTTACTTTATTCAAGCTGTTGAAGGCGGGAAATATGAAATAAAGTTTGGCGATGGTTTATTTGGTAAGAAACCTATTAATGGTGCTTCTATCAACGTTGATTACATTGTAACAAATGGTTCAGACGGTAATGGCGTAGAAAATTTCGTATTATCTGATAACATTGGACCAGGTAATGGCGGCGAGGCCACTGCTTCAGATATTACAGTTATTACTAGTTCTATACAAGGTGCAAATCAAGAAAGCATTGAGAATATAAGATTTAATGCTCCAAGATATTATGCTACACAACAAAGAGCAGTTTCTGTAGATGACTATTATTCATTAGTACGTGCTGAGTTTGGTGGTGCGGTGGACGACGTTATTATTTACGGCGGTCAAGACTTAGAACCAAAACTATATGGAAGAGTTATTGTATCTATTAAACCAACGGCATCAATAACTGCTTCGTCTTTATTGAAAAATGATATTATCAATTATTTGCAAGATTATATAGCATTACCAAATAGAATTATAGTTACAGATCCTGAATATTTCTATATTGATGTTACTACAACTGTTCAGTTTAATTCTAAACTAACAACAAAATATTCTACTGAAATTAAAAGTATGATTCTAGATGGAATAATAAATTTCAGTAAAGATCATTTGGAAAAATTTGGCAATGATTTTAGATATAGTAGATTCGTTACTCATATTGATTCGTTAGATCAAAGTATAACTAGTAACGATACACGTGTTAAAATCGTTAAAAGATTAACTCCGAAATTACTATTTGCTACTTCTTTTGATATAAGATTTAATAATGGCGCCGAACAAGAAGGATATTATAATGGTGTCGCTTATCCTGACGAAAGAGTTTTGGGAAGCACATCGTTCTCATACGTAGACGAAGATGATAATATCTATCCTAATTGCTATTTGGAAGATGACGCTGTTGGAAATGTTATTGTTTATACTTATTTGAAAGGCGTAAGAACAGTTCTTAAAGCTGATATAGGAACTATCGATTATAACACTGGTATGGTAACAATATCAAATCTTAAGACTGCAGATTATGATGGGTATATAGAATTGTCTTTGACTACTAAGAATAAAGATATTATTGCATCAAAGAATGTTGTGCTTTTGATCGATCCAGTAGATGTTAATATAGAAATTATAGAAACAATAAAGTAAAATGGATTTAACAATAGAAAAAACAATCTCGAATTTTGTTCAAAATCAGTTCCCCCAATTCTACCAAGAAGAGGGTGAAAACTTCATTTTGTTCGTAAAGACTTACTTTGAGTGGATGGAACAAGAAGGCCAGCCAATTAAAGAAGCTAGAGAATTATTTGAATATAGAGATATTGACACCACCATTGAAAGATTTCTGGAGTATTTTCAGAAAAAATATCTTTATGGCATTCCGTTTAATATCATTGCTAATAAAAGATTTCTATTAAAACATATTCTAGATGTTTATCGTTCTAAGGGAACTATACAAGGTTATAAACTATTATTTAAATTGGTTTATAACGAAAACGTAGATATTTACTTACCAGGCCAAGATGTTTTAAGAGTTTCTGACGGTAAATGGGTTGAACCAAAATACCTAGAAATAACTTGGAGTCCTGTATTAGAGGATCTGATTGGTAAAACAATATACGGCATTTCTTCTCATACTACAGCAGTAGTTGAAAGAATTGTAAAAGAACATTTCAACAAAAATGAAATATATGTTATGTATATTAACCATGTTGCTCCAAAAGGCGGAGACTTCATCGTTGCTGAAAAAATAGTTGATGAGAGATATAAAACAGATTCTAATTTGATTGGTCTATCCCCAACAATTCTAGGCTCTCTTGATAGATTAGATGTTTTCAACAGTGGAAATTCATTTAACGTTGGTGACATTTTAAAAATAGCATATAAAGATCCAGATACTAATGAAGTTGATTCGTTCGGCGATCAAGGATTAATAGTTGTTACATCCTTGTTTCGTGGTTATGGTTCTCTTAACTTTAATATTAAGAACGGTGGGTTTGGCTTTGCTGCTAATGCTGCCATCTTCTTGTATAAAAATATATTAGATCAAACAGGTCAGGGTGCTAGTTTTAATATTAAATTGGCTGACGTAAAGTCTTTGACATATAATACTGATTTATTTTTAGATTATCAAGACCTTCAATTAAACGAAATTTATGGGTTCTACAAATACCCAAACGCTAATGCTTCTTCCACCTTAGATGAGTGTTTTAGTTATGAAACTAATAGTTTCGGAAGAATTGCAGCCCTTACAAACGTTTTGGCTGGTAACGGATATATTGCGCCCGCAAACGTATTCGTTAGATCAACTTTTATGTCTAAAAATATTCCAGGTAAATTGACTTGGTATAATAGCAACGATTTTGTTAATGCGTATTCCAGTCAAGTATATGTCAATACTTCTTATATTTCTAGTAATGTAATTCTTATACCTAATGCTTTAAAACATTATGACGCTAATGCTTATGTTGATTATATTGTTCCAGCAGGTAATACAGCAATAACCGGATTGACAGCAAATACTAGATATTATGTAAAAACAACTAACTCAATTGGTATTACATTGAGCGCAACACAGGGCGGCGCTGAATTAAGTATTACTACTGCTGTTGCTGCTAATACTACAGAAAGACATTCGTTTATAACAAAGGCTTTAACAAGAAGTTTTTATGCAAATACTACTTCAGTAAATAATTCAGCCTATTCTATTCTGTTAACAAATGCCAATACATATTTTTACCCAGACGATTACGTTTATTACCTAGTTCCTAGCGGAAATACAGGTATAATTGGTCTCACACCAAATTCTTTTTATTACGTTGAAAGTTCTAATTCTACTGCAATAACATTAAGCGATACATTTACTGGTAACTCAGATCCTATTGAAATATCAACTAGTGTTATATTAGCTGGTGAAACTCATTACTTATTAAACGATACTTTACGTAACACTTATCCATACGTTAATGGATTTATAACATCAGTTTATGCTAATACTACATCGATTAATAATACTAGTTATGCGTTCAAAATAGCAAATGCTGATTTGTATTTTGCAGTCAACGATAGAGTATATTACGACGTTCCGGCTGGTAATACAGCCATAGCTAATCTATCAGCAAATTCTGTGCTTTATATTAAGACTACCAATTCATCAGCTATTACTTTAAGTAATTCAGCTGGTGGTCCGGTAATTCAAATATATACAGGGTCTTCTGTTGCTGCAGAAAAACATTTTATCAAAACAGCCAAATTCAGTAAATATTTTGCCAACGACGATATTATCTATCTTCAAGCAAATAGCTCAAATGCAAACACTTTAGAGTTGGCTGTTATCAGAAACATAATAAGCGATGTTTCAATACAATTGTATGGTTTCACAAATAATAGTTCTACTTCTAGTTCTTTGTATGGTAGATCTGTTGTTATTATGCCAGCGCAGTTTGACGATTCTGAATATTCTGGTAGAAATAAGACAACTGGTAGTTCTGATATTTTCAGTATTCTATCTTACACATATAGTACTTTAGATTACACTAATCTAGCTAATATTATGAAAAGACTAGATGGCACAATTAATGGCATAAATGATAATATTGAAGCTCTGAACTCTAGTGGTAATAATATCGTAGAAAAAGTTACTGCTATTAATTCCGGAAAGGGTTACGTTGAGGGTGAATCTGTTCATGCTTATCGTTATGGAATTCTACAAGTCCCAACAGTTGTTAAAGCTGGTAGAGGATATGTTAACGGTGATACCATTGTTTTCACTGGAGGCGTTACAGAAAACCCAGCAAGAGGTTCTATTCTAACAAATTCTCAAGGCAATGTTGTTTCAGTTAATACTTCTGAAGGCGCTTGGTATGGCGGCGTTGGTTATAATTCATTACCTGAAATGACAATCA